GGGTTGTATAGAGTGCTTCTTGCGAATGAAAACACTGGTAGAGCGGCTGATGCTTCTTCACAACCTGATATCAATGTTATGTCCTTAGATGAGGGTAATAATTTCGTTAGAGGCATGGTGATGGGCTTTACTAGGGACAGAAGATTTACATCCGATGTGGAGTCTAGCAATGTGGATTCCGACAACCCGGCAACTGAGTCTGTATTTCTAATTGCTCCTACCCAGTCATATGATGAAAATCAGGTAGGGTTTATTAATCAAGAACCGTGTAATGCTGATAATACTAAGTGGCACGGACTTAAGATCCCAGTCTCATCGGTCACTGAAGGTGTAGCTTTCTCCGATTGTGGGTCTACGTTCTCTCACTTAGCAGTAACCTTTAATCCTTCACGAGATAGTATTAGTGTTTACCTTGATTCTAAATTACTAGCAACCTCCAGTTATTACGATACCTTTGGGAGTAAAGCTTACTACACCCCTAAGATCCCTTCTTTAAAGCTTACGAACTCTTTCGCAAGTGGGTTGGCTCTGGATAAGTTCTTCACCCCTTGGATTCTCGGTAGCGGGTTTACTGATGAATTGCCAAACGGATTTATGGGTACAGTTGACGGAGGTCAGACAAGTGCCCTACAAGGCAAGCTGGGAGGTATAAAGTTCTACTCTCGTCCACTATTAGCATCAGAGGTTTTGCAGAATTACAATGCTAATAAAAACTTCTTTAAATTTGTTAAACTATTATGACAACCTCCGATGATGTAAAGATTTTTGGAAAAGCTCCACCTAGGCCAATAAGTAGGTCTATCGATCTTAAGGATCCTGAGTTGACGGGCATGAGGTATCCCATTCCTAAGAACCCTGAGAGAGGTTACTTCTCTAAAGCTATTAACTCTAGGCTGGTTAATTCTGGGTTGAGAGACCTTATTAGAACTGAGAGAGGAGAAAGATTCATGCTTCCAGATTATGGATGTAATGTAAGAAACTTCTTATTTGAACCACTAGATGAAGGAACTTTTCTCGCAATAAGAGACGATATAACTACTAGCATCCGTAAATACCTAAAGAAAGTTTCCATTGGGAAGTTACAAATAACCAGAGAAGGTGAAACAGGTTTAAAGGTGTTCCTATATTGTGCTTATGATAATGCACAAATACCTTACTTTAGAGTTGGAGTTAGAGTTTAATGGTCGCATTTTCAGGCACAGTTCAGTCGGACTACTTAAAGTTTTTACCTACAGAGCTAGACAATAAGGTTAAACTTATTGACTTTGCTGCTGCTGATTTCTCGTCATATCGAGAGGCATTAATTAATTATGTAAAAGCCACTTTCCCGCTAGACTACAACAACTTTGAGTCTTCAGACTTTGGTACTCTTCTTATAGAACTCATGGCGGCAGTTGGACATATTCAATCTAACAAGGTTGATTACTTAGCAAATGAAAACTTTTTAGCTACAGCAAGAAGCAGGGACAGCGTTAAACGTCTTTTAGAACTGGTAGGTGTTCGGATGAAAGGTCCAATATCTGCTGCTGCCAACGCTCAGATTCAGGTGGACACAGAACTAGTAGCCGCGACGATGAAGATTGAGGAGAAAGATAGAACCATCCTGATTAACTCTCCTGAAGATGGCGGATCCTTAAGCTATACTATCTATAAATTAAATAACGACGGAACTATTGATGGTCTAGGAACCTCCGTTGGGGATATTGTAATCGATGTAACAGGTACGGGAACGGTTATTGGATCTAGCCTTGTTCTTCAAGAGGGTGCTCTAGTAGTTGAGACGGGTATTTTTAGAACCGCCGACAGTATTAAATCCGTTGAATTGCAAGAAGGCCCTTATGTTGAAAAGAGTGCTCAGGTGTTTATAACAGGTTCTCAGGCAACCCAAGGGGCTTATACAGAAGAAGAAAATATTTACTTCGCTTCAGGTGGTAGTGATAAGATATTCCAGATTACGACTGACGAGAACTTTAGGGCTTCACTACTATTTGGTGATAATAGTATAGGACAATCACCCGCAGTTGGAGATAGGTATACCATTGCTTATAGGGTTGGAGGAGGCTCTAGGGGCAATGTTGCAGAGAGCTTCATAAATATTCCAGTTGATGTAACCATCACGGCCACAGACGGAGCTACCAGCGTACTTCCGGGCACCTTAGAAAATACTAGTATTGCTACAGGAGGTAGAAATGCCGAGACAATCGAAAGTGCGAAGAGGTATGGTCCCTTATACTTCCGAAGCCAAGATAGGTTAGTTACTCTTGAAGACTATAAGGGACATGCTAATAACTTTGCTTCCAATTATGGATCCACGGGTAAGGCTTCCGCAATGGTTAGGAGGGCATACTCATCGGCTAATATAATCGATCTCTTTGTACTAGAGAAAGCTTCAGATACTCAGCTTAGGAGAGCTACACAGGAATACAAAAAACAACTCTTAGAGTCTATTGAAGGCAAAAAAATGCTGACCGATGAAGTAGTTGTTGTTGATGGTTTGATTCGTACAATGGACTTGTTCCTAGTTTTATCATTAGACTCTAATTTTAAAATGGGGCAAAATCAAATTGTACAATCTGCTAGAGACCTAACTCAGAGATACTTTAGTGTAGACAATACAGACTTTGGAGAGCCTTTTGTACCCGAAGATCTAGTTAGATACATTCTCGATAATGAACCTAACATTAGATATGCTCGTGTAGCTAATATTGACTCCTCAATCTCAGTTAGTTTTAATGAAATTATTCAACTGAATAACTTAAATATAGAAACATCCTTTGTGTAATGTCTGGAAAGAAATACCTAATTAACAAGAACTACCACAAGCATAATTACTTTGATGCCTTTAAGTATTTTGTGCCTTCGTATGTCTACCAGGATGATAGAGATCATACACCCAAAGCGGATGATTTAGCGGATGTTATTGTCAATTCAAATATTGTATTGGCTAATGGTATTTCAAATGTTATTGATGTTAGTTCAATTAACGATACCGTTTCTGAAAATCTAGACAACATTTCAGGTATTGGTCCTTACTTTGTTAAACAGAATAAACTTACCGATATTACAACAAAAGACTTTGAAGTTAGAGTTCTTAATGCTTTAGGTAAAAGTTTTTCAGACTATGAAACCCTTGAAAGTTTTAGTAGCTATGTTACAGACTCTTTATTACCTACCATAAACTTAAACAATCCGGCTAGCTTTAGTTCTACGGACACTTCAAATAGCCACAACTATCTCATTAGTAATATTTCCTGGTTATACTTTCTTAACACCACTGGAACACATTACGACTCTTCTAGCTATGTTGCTGATCTTATAGTTAATAAACTATTTAAGGGAAAGAAGGTTACCACAGCGGATGGTATTAAGGGGTTGATGGAATATGTGTGGAAGAACGAACTTACTAGTTACTACCCTTCCACATACTTTGCAAGTGGCGTACGGGCGGACCTGAGTGGTACTCAACAATTAGATAAGTTAAAAACTTGGATTGATGTTTTATACTCTCCTTTGTTCGCGGACGAATCAGACTTTAGAGTTAGGGATAAACTTGAAATATTTGTAGATAACGGAATTACCTCTACTCGAAAGGTTGAGGATGGTCCTTTTGCTAGGTTTATGAGGGCACTGTCCTTCTTAGCATATGACATTGATAATCTCTCGGAAAGGATAACAACTAACTATGATTTGGAAGATTGTCCCGATGACTACCTTCCGTTACTTGCTAAGTTAATTGGATGGGATCTTTTTGGGGTTGACCCCGACAAGTGGAGACTACAGCTTAGAAATGCTACTCAAATCTATAAGTCTGTAGGGACTAAGAAGTCTATTCAATTTGCTCTTAACACCATTTTCCCTAAGGATCAGTTTCCAATTCAAAACAGCTTGGTCGAACTTTGGGAGTCCTACGTTCCTTACCTAATCTACTATGCTCTCGCTACTGAGTCCAGTTACTTCAAGGACTTCACGACATGGACCCCCCAGCTAGCTTTCGACATGAGCGTTTCTGGATATTCAATCTCCAGTATGGATGATAATCTCCAAAGAGCAACCGACAGAATAATTGAAGAAACTTACATTAAATTTCCTGAAAGATTTAACATTCCAAACTTAGAAAATGGATTTTACTACCGTGGGAACACTCACAGTATACCACCTTATGAGGAGTATCCATATTATGTTAATGTAGAGCTTACAAAAGAGATGATTGACTTCATATCAGACAGGCTAGCTTGTTTTGGGGTCAGGAATCAGTTTGCTATAGATGTCAGTGGTTATCTAACAGAGTATGGGTTAGATTCAAACGACGAGCCTCGTGATGGCTCCTGGCTTCTATTTACTTCAGGGTATAATGATCCTCCAAATTACTCTAGAATGATTCTGGAGTCCAACAGTAATCTCATAGATTACCTTTCTCTTTGGTCTGGTAAGTCTTCTCACTTTAAATTAGCTGTTGATGCCAGTGCGTATGACTTCACCAAGCGGGGATTAATTACCGTGGATACAGGAGACGCTGTCTCGGTGGCATCTGAGATGATTAGGAAGTTTGCTCCTGCCCACTCGATACCTTTGGTCTCCCTACAGGTTTCTGGAGATTATGATACAGCGTTATTAGATGACCCCAATTTCCTACCTCTTGTTATGTTTAACCTGGAGGAGGCTGAGGTTGCAGCTAATGACAATTACTGGCTTTCGGGTTTGAGTGTGAACTCTTATATGAGGGATGTTCGAACGGACGGAACGCCTCTCTCAAGAGATGATTCAAAGTCTAGTGTTTCCAAGAGAATTTCAACGACAGCTATGAGGGCTGGAGGAACAGCAACCGTGGCTGGAACTATTGAAAGGCGTTCCTTACGCAGAAGGAACCTTCAAAACATCATGCCCTTCCATGGGTTCTACGATAGGACTGGGTTTAATATGCCCACAACTTTCGAGATGGACGCAACCTTAAGTGGACTTCCCTTAGGACTTGTGCCTTCCTCTACAACTTTTACTCCGGTTAGTAGCTACATTAATTTACCTCCTGTATGGAAGCAGTGTGAAACTCTTTCTTCAAAGAACACTTATAACGGCTACGATGTTAGCAATACCATGGCTGCGAGAGGCAGAGCATTTTACACATCTAGTGTTACAAATGATAGAGGTAAACTTTCGGACATATATGCGGCAATGCATAGAATTCAAGAAAGATCTAAAATAGATAAATATCAGGCTGAGAATGGTAAAGCTTTTGTAGAGAGGGAAGTATCTAGACTTCGAGCACTCAACGTTTCCGAAGAAGAGTTGAAACAACTAGAGAGTTATATTGAGCAACTGGTTCTTTGCCCTGGGTGGCATTGGACTAATGGGGCTAACGAGAAGAGTAATAATGGGGTAGAAGGGTATAGCTTCCCATCAAATGTTAATGATTATTATAACTTTGAGTTTGGAAGAGACCTTCACAACCTATACAGAATTTATGTAGAGCAGTTTGATCAACACAGATTAACTCCGGCAGAACTTGAGTTTGATGGTCCTAATATATTCTCTCACACCTTCGGTCCTCTCTTATTTAATCACGACTTTGACTTGTTGGGCGGCACTACTGATATTAGTAGTATAATTACTAGCTCTATTGGAGACGTTAAAGAATTAAAAACGGGCGTTAGCCCCTTTGTGACTCCCATTGCTTTTGCTGCTTCAGCCGCCACGGACATGTATGTGGAGAATCCCGAACTCGTCTATTCCTCTCTTGTAAGTGGAGTTGACCTTATCCACACCAGTGCAGTCGATGACGGTAGCGTCTTCTCAGTTTTCCGAGTGGATAGCTCTGCCAGAAAAGAGGGGGATGATCCTTATATGTTCGACAGGACATTTATACTTACAAAGGCCGGGTTAGATTCAACGCCAAGGGTAAGAATGGATATCTCCAAATGGGATACATCAGTTAATAAATCTTTAGATAGAAACTTCCTTTTGCCTGAGCATGATTACCAGTTGGATCTCAAGGCTTTAGTTGCGGATGGTACTGGTAGAAATTTAGGTGGAAGAACTGTGGGGATTTGGGTTCACACAAAGCCTGAGGACGGTCAGATGTGGTCGTTTGTACCTTCTTCAAATCCTCACACTCCCGGAGGAGAGTGGCTTCACTCTAAGCCCACAGGGGACTGGGTACAGCACTCTGCAATCCCTACTAGAGACGGCCTTATCAAAGAGTATTCTCACCTTTACACTATTCCCATGGAGACTAAGTTGGCGGTAGAACCAGAGTCACCTTTCAAGTGTTTAGACGTGGTTGCTGGCGAAATTAGATCTCCAGTTACAAAGCTTAGAGAAAAAGACTTTAAGAGCTTAGAACTTAAGTTCAATACCAGGAATAGAACTTTATTGGAATCAGTTCAATATAGCTTGAACGTAGGTAACCTACATAGGAAAAACCAAGAGTATGTCGTTGAGATATTCCTAATTCCCGGCCAAGATAGGTCAGATCAATTCCTGTTGTTTGATGAGGTAAACATTAAGGACTTGACCATGAAGAAGATGTCGGAGAGGTATATCCTTGGTCCTAAGGTTAATCCATTGGTTGAACTTACGCCTCAGTCTTACAAGGGAATTGAATACAGATCAGAGCTTAGTAAAGAAGATCTTTTGGCGGTATTCAAATATTTCAATGTATTAGCTGGCAAGGATAGAGATACCAGCCTCTCGTCCAGAGACAAGGCTAAAACTGAGGCTATAATGGGTAATGATGGCGGTTCTAAGCTGACGTATAGATACTTAACAGAGATGTTCGCTAGGGTAAACTACGCTGGAACGAGCACACTCGATATATTACCAATAGACGTATAATGTTTTTAGAAGGATTCGGAGAAGTAATAACTAACATATTGACCGTCAACCCCGAGTTGAGTGGGGTTGAATCTGCTAGTGCCATTCTAGACACTTCTAACTATACTTTTAACGCCATAACTTATGGTAAGGATGCGGAAGGCTTTAATTTCCATGCTCATTCTGTCAGTACTATTCAGACCGTTGACGGTTCTGAGGTGGTGTCGGGATATAATGATGATCAAGTTTTACTTGTAAACTATGGAGGAACGGCTCCTTTTGTTAGCTCCTATTCTCCAAGCTCAACTAAACTACAATTCTCAAGTACCTACCAATCGGTACCTGCTTACCCAGCACCTAATCACTCCAGACTTGAATTAACTTCAACTCAAACTACTAACGCTTCTGCTTTTTCTGCGACTCCTCCTAATCTAGGGCATTACCCTAATACTTGGATAGATACTACTTTAAGTAATGCCTGGACTATTGTAGGTGGGTTTGCCCCTCCTTCGGGAGCAGGTAAAAAATTCTATGTGGTAAACTCTGCGGGAGCTTACTTAACTAGTGGCGTTTTAAGCGGAATTTATAATGAATATTCTTTAGCAGACAAAAATGGATATGTAAAAATTAGTGAAGTTAGCGGCGCGGCGAGTGCAACCATACAAAGTGACTTAAACAGTGGGCCTTTAATATGTAGCGGAGGAGATTTAAGTGCGGCTAAAGGCACTATAGGTTTGGCTGT